CGGAGACATAATGGAATGCGGTTATCACAATTATCTTTAGTTTGATAAATGTTTACGTTAAAGTCTCCACCTAAAAATACCGGAATTTTAAGTTTATTTTTTAAATATCTAATTGCTTTGGCCACTAATTTACCCATCATTGGTTGACGGTGTAATCCACTGTCCATTGGACCGTGAGGATGTTTCAAATAGGTTTCGGTTTTATTTAAAAGCGATTTTTCAGTAAAGTGGGTAACACACGGGCAAATATAGCGATGCGGTTGTTCCACACTCTTTAATATTAATCCCCCAAGACTACGGGTTTCGACATCTCTATAGTTATAAAATTCCTCTAACTTATTATTAGCTATAAGGGACTTTTTTAAGGGTTCGTTTATCTCTAATACCGGTAATATAGAGGAGATTTCAAAGGAGGTGACAAGTTCCCACACATTAGAATCATAAATAATCATATTTCCAAATTCTTGTTCATAAAACGATGATATGTCAGGTTGAAAAAAATGGTATTTAATTTTTTGTTCGTCCAATATTTTAGTAAATGTTTCATACCAATTAGAAAAAAATTGGTTTTCATTCTCGTCGTTGGGACTATAAACGTGGTCTTTATTATTAACACGTTTATTATCCTCATATGGATTAGTCGAAATCTTCTTACCTATAACTTCCTGTAATGTAACCACACTAACCCCTTTTTTTATAGCGTTCACTATAAAATTGGCAAGCTCTGTGACGATGTCTTGGTTTCGTTTCTCAATGTCATTAAACTGTTTATGCGAATTTCCATAAAATACATTGAAATTTGCCATATTAAATATTGGTAATTTACCTAAATCTGTACTAATGTAATTATTATGTTCATTGTTTAATTTTTTCCAATAGTTTGCGAATTCCTTAAAGTTAATACTATAACTGCTATTATTGTCTGTGTATAATTGTTTAAAATAATCGTCCATACGACCATTGTTACGAGTGGATACTCTACGACCCTTTTTACGAGTGGATACTCTACGACCCTTTTTACGAGTGGATACAACACGACCCTTTTTACGAGTGGATACAACACGACCATTTTTACGAGTGGATACTCTACGACCATTTTTACGAGTGGAATCGGTTATCATTATATTATATTATATATATATTATATATATAATAATGAGTAGAGTAACCGAACTTAATCGCACTAAATTATTATCGTCTCGTTCCAATGCCCGTTCGAGGGTCCGTACAAAAAGAATAAAAAAATATCCAATAGAATGTAGTAATAAACATTTGCGTATTCTTATGAATCAAGGCAATTGGGATTCGACAAATAAATTAACTGGGTATTATAAAAAAATCTCACAAAAACTGGATTTTATTTCAAAAATACCAATAAAAAAAGGGTCATTCACAAGTAGTATAATTAATAAAAAAAATGGTAAAATGGTAAAATTTAATATTGGCGACACGGTTCAAATATGGTCTAATTTATTACGTAAAACATCAATGCTAACCAAACGGTGGCATGGAGTGTGTGTTATTTGGTCCAATGGAACTCCATATTCATTTGGATTTGACGAGTTGCGAGAAGGCGATAATAAATTATTAATGTATTCCCCTGATACGTTTTTTGAACAGGGCTTAATGAATCAAAAGAATAAAAACCCTGAACTAAATGCTAGAAAAGAGAAATATTTAGAATTAATAGCAATGGGTAAATTGACCCAATCTATGCTTAATAATCTTGATAAATTTTTAAAATCATCAAAATATTTTAATCAAAATGACGTAATACTTGAGGGCTTTGATAAAAAAACGGTTACCATTGATTCGTTGCTACCTAAAGTTCCAGATATTAAAAATAAGTTTTTAATAAGTCGTTTTATGAAGCATTTTGCGAAAACAAATCCACTAATTATTAGTTTTAATTCCTATTTAATTAATGATAAACAATATTGTTTTATAAATAAATCCAGAAAATCAAATGGATACAACTGTTTTGGGGCTTTGGATACCATTTTTAAAGAGGTGACTTCGTGTAGATTACACGGTTCCATTGTAATGCCAATGAAGTGTATTGCGAAACGAGAATGTGACTATGATACATCGTATGCGCAAGGGTCCACTTCAAAATTAAAAAAAAGTAAGTCTGGATCAAAGTCAATCCCTAACTCTTTGAGATACATATTTAATTAAGCACTACAACTTTCACATTCAGGTTCAATTGAGAATTGTTGGGCTTTAGCTGCCGCTCGTGTTCGTAAATAATACTGACCGGTTTTCAACCCTTTTCGCCAAGAATAAAAGTGCATTGACGTTATTTTAGGGAATTCTGGATCCGACATATAAAGATTAAGGGATTGACTTTGGCAAATATATTTCCCACGATCGGCTGACATATCAATCAAGGTTTTATTCCCTATTTCCCATACTGTTTTATAGATATTTTTTAAATAATCGGGTATAGAACTAATATTTTGTACACTGCCATTATCTACAATAATTTTATTTTTCATTTCCGCATCCCATAATTTTAATTTTATGAGATCGGTAATTAAGTGTTTATTAATCACTATGAATTCTCCCGCCAAAGTTCGACGAACATAAATATTACTTGTAAATGGTTCAAAGCATTCGTTATTTCCAAGAATTTGTGAAGTGCTCGCGGTTGGCATTGGCGCCAAAAGAAGGCTATTACGCATCCCATATTTAGCCAAATCGCGTTTAACCTTATTCCATTTCGTCTTCATTGATGGCTCCTCATTCCATAAATCAAATTGAAGCTTTCCCTGTGATGCGGGCGAACCTATGAATGAACTATACGAACCTAAATATTTATCACGATTCACTTCTTCTGGCAAAATATTATGGGTTTTCGCAAGCAATTGCGCTTCACCCGATTTATCCTCACTATTAATTAGGTCTTTATATTCTTTCACTATTATTTCACGTTTCTTTGAAATTTCAATAGAGGCTTCAATAGCCCCCAAATAAATAGTTTCAAATATTTTTTCATTCAGTTCCTTCGCTTCGGGGCTATCAAATGCGTAATGAAACTTGGCAAAGACATCCGCCAACCCTTGAACTCCAATACCAATAGGACGGTGAAGGAAATTAGATTTACGGGTTTCGGGGACGGGATAGAAATTGATATCAATAATTTTATTCAAATTGCGGGTTATAATCTTTGCTATTTTTTGAAGCGCCTCAAAATCATACGTGTATTTAGGTCGCGAAAACATTACAAGTTCCTGAAATCCACCAATAAACTGGTCCCCTACAAAAATTTGTGGATATGTGCGACTACCTGTATTCAACTCGTCAAGTTTAGCGGTTTTTGATGAGGTACCGTCACCTGACCCCACTGTATCTTCAATTGTAATAATTTCATATTTTAATCCAGCCGTTTCTTCTAGTAATTCCTTAGTGTATTTACAAAATTTACAATTATCTATACTATATACCGTAATTTTATCGGAAATTATAGTCGGTTCTTCAATAATGTATTTGGAAAGTCCGATAGACGCCAAATTACATACCGCAAATTCATCCGATGAACTATATTCAATGATTTCCGTACACAAATTTGACGATTTAATAGTTCCGAGATTTTGTTGGTTAGATTTACCATTACACGCATCTTTATAAAGCAAATAGGGCGTCCCCGTTTCTATTTGCGATTCCACTATAGCATACCACAAGTCACTCGCATTTACCGTGCGCTTCCCCCGACCTTCCCGTTCATATCTTTCATATAATTCTCGGAAATCTTCGCCGTGACAATCTTGAAGTCCTGGACATTCGTCTGGACACATTAAGGTCCATTTTCCATCATTTTGAACACGTTCCATAAATAAATCAGGAGTCCAAAGAGCATAGAATAAATCGCGAGCTCGCTCTTCTTCAATGCCCGTATTTTTTCGCAATTCCAAGAACTCAAATACATCGGCGTGCCACGGTTCAAGATACATCGCAATGGAACCGTTGCGTTTTCCACCGCCCTGGTCCACATATCTCGCTGTATTGTTAAAAACTCTTAGCATAGGTATGATACCATTACTCTCCCCATTAGTGCCACGAATTAAAGAGCCATTCGCACGAATATTATGAATATTGAGACCGATCCCACCAGCCCATTTTGAAATTAAAGCACAACTTTTCAAAGTATCATATATACCTTCAATACTATCGTCTTTCATTTTTAAAAGGAAACACGACGATAATTGTGGACGAGATGTACCCGAATTAAATAATGTCGGTGTAGCATGAATAAAATATTTTTGGGACATATAGTCATACGTTTTCAGCGCTTCACGAAGGTCCGTGCCGTGAATACCCAAGGACACTCGCATAAACATATGTTGGGGGCGTTCAATGATTTTACCTTTAATATTAATTAGATATGCTTTTTGAAGGGTTTTTAGTCCAAAATAGTCAATCAATCCATCTCGGTCATATTTAATGTATGAATTCAACTTAGTTTTATTTTTTTTAACCATTTCGTAAAGGTCGTCGGATATTAGTGGATAATTTACTCCGTGCACATCCGTATTTTCATATAAAATATTAACCGTTTCTGAAAACGACGGTGACGTATTTTTATGTAAATTTGATAATTCAATTCGTGAAGCCAATTCCAGATAATCTGGATGTTCGGTACTCATCGACGCACATAATTGCGCAGCCAAAATATCAATTTCACTGGTTTTAATTCCATCGTATATTTCAGTAATTATTTTTTGAGTGAGCATAGATGGATTTATATTTAGATTTTTAGATAAATTTTTGATTCGTTTGATTATTTTATCAAATGACACCTCTTCCTTACCATCATCTCTTTTAAAAACATAAAATACCTCCATATTATTAGATGGATTGATATTCATATGTTTAATATAGTTAAAAAATATTTTTTTTCAATTTTAAAAATCAGTGCTGCGTTTTAATAATCCAATTGGCTATCATAAAATTAGCAATGGATAAGTTTGTTTAGATTGGATTAGCGTTAAAAAAATGAATTATATAATATAATTCTAACTATTTAATGAAACTAAAAAATATAATATAATGACAACCAAAAACTAAAATCTCACGTATCGGATTTGAACCAATGACCCCGGGAAAATTATAAATATTAAATTAATAATATTTGCTTTATTCTATTAAAATAGAATCCTACTACAATCCCATGCTCTGCCAACTGAGCTAACGTGAGCTAAAGCAAAAATGAATAGTTTTAAGTCATATTCAGGACTATTCGCTCTCAGCAGGACTTGAACCTGCGACCTTCCGATTAACAGTCGGACGCTCTAACCAACTGAGCTATGAAAGCATTTATCGTTGAACGGGTTGTTAATAATATATTTATTAAATAATTGCTGTACGTTCAAATAGGGGAATTATATCGTATCCTCGTCAAGATACCGATAACAAAATTATATATAATATAATTTCTCGGTGGAATTACACCACCCGTCTTCATAGATTATGAAACTAAATACCTTTAAGTATTTTTAAAAATTGAAATTTTAAATTTCAAATAAATTATTTATTAGTATTGATAATAATGGCGACCTTTGACAAAGACTCATTTATAAAGAAGTTACAAAGTTTAGAAAGGACACGATTTGGTGGGTCGCTTTCATCTGAAGAAATTACGGAATTGTTGGAAGAACCCGTTGAACCTAATAAAGGCTTGGAAGAACCCGTTAAAGTTTTTAAATATAAAATTAAAAGGAAAAAGAAAAAGAAAAATAAAAACCACACCGCCGAGTTCTTTATAAAACTCGCAAAAAAACACAATCATATTATTTATAAATATAAACCATCTATATTTTGGACAGGTCCAGCCATTGTGGATGACTTTGAAAATTTGGAAAATGTCCGCAACCAATTCACCCAAAAAATTCCTATTAAAGTGGATCAATCTGATGATAGAAAACAAATTATTGTGTATCCCGACATCAAAGTGCCAGAAAATGTTGATATTGAATATGATAGGAACTACGAACCAGAAGATAACCCAACTGAATATTGGACATATAATGACGAAACCTATATTGTTGATATGATAACAAATGAAGTATTTGATAGTTCCACCGAGTGTTTTATAGGACTCCGAATAAATAATGAACTAAATTTTGAATAATAAATTTTGAATAATAAATTTTGAATAATAAATTTGAATTATTAAATTCTTTTTTTTTAAGTTAAGTATGGAGTCTTATTTAGTAGATGAAATTAATATACACCTTAAAACAAAACTTGATAGAATATACCAAAAATATAGTTTTAATATTTCAAAGCAAGATATTTATGAAAAATATAAACTTAATTCATTAAACATATTACCAACAATTGAAAAGCCTATAACGGAACATACAAAACATAGTATAGCAACACGGGAAGCCCGATGTGAAGGACGAGTTTGGAATAAAGGAATCGTTAAAATCGTGGATGAAAGGTATATTTATGGAGCGCAGTGTTCGAGAACAAAAAAAGACGATTCTAAATATTGTGGTATCCACTCTCGGTCAGAGGGTCACGGTAATTTCTTTGAACTTCCACCTCACGAACATTTCAAAAAATATATAATAAAACATAATTTAAACATTTCCGACTAAGTAATAGTATTCCTATTACGATTAATAATGTATTTGTGTGACCATATTTATTTAAACCGTATTCTTTACGATGGTCATCGGGCTTTACCAATTGATGTAAAATATACCTACAACATTAACCATAACCAAATGGAATCAATCACCTATTGTGATGAATTTCATACATCGGATGAACTATATGACCCGTGGTGGGATTCAATTACAATTAAATATGATGATGCCAATTATAGTTCCGAATCAGACAGCGATTCGGATACGGATTATAACTCAAATTAGTATTTTACATATCTATTACATCTTATGTATTGTGATTTATTTTTTAATAATGTGAATGGTAGACGTTATGAAATTATAAAGTAAATTTTTAAGTAATGGCGTTGGTGCTTTCGTTTTATTTTTTACTATATTTAAACTATGTAATATAAGTATTAATTGTTTCCGAGTAATCATTTTAATAAATTTATTAGTTAGTTTAGTATATTTTTTTTCAATTACCGTATGAAATATAGATAGCACATCTTTATTAGGTATAATAGGTCTATCGGGAGTGTCAAAAAACTCTTGTTTAACATTTCTCATTGTTTTTCGTTTACGTTGCAGTTTATCTTGAATGTTAGTATTCTTTTTTTTTGTCTGGTGACGGTTTATAAATTGTGCCTTGAATTTATCGTGGTTAGAGGCAATACAATTATTATTATTATTATTATTATTATTATTATTACTATCCGTAGGATTTTCTAGTTTTTTTTTTAAAATAGTTTTTATTTTGTCGCTGGATGATAAAAGGTCACTGAATTTCCCATTTGACGATTTTATTGATATTACTTTAATGTTATTACTCATTTTTAATATTGAATGAAAAAGTTTTTAGATATAAAACTAATTTACATTTGAAAAAAATATAACATTAAATTAATTATGGATACAAATTGTAATCATTGTAAAAATTACACTAAAAAATTAATAGATAATAAATATTGCGAATCGTATAGTGATAAAGAACTAGAAAATTGCGTTGAGGGATTTACGTCATACCAAGTGGAATTGGATAAAGGAAAATATAAAGAAATTTACGATTATAATTATGAAGACGATAAATTAATTAATGACCCAGAATTAATTGAAAAAACGGACATTATGCCAATTATGTATATGGGGGATCAACCAGTTGTTTTTATAAATAAAACGACTAACGATAAATATTATTATGATGATGATACCAAGAAACTTGTGAAATATAAACAAGATGAAAAAAAAAATGTTAATGGCTATATAAATTACATGAATTCATTAAACGTGAAACAAAAACTATTTCATAAAAAAGAAAATGTTAATAAAATAGAAGAATCCGAAGAAGCCTATGATGATATCGTGGTGGATTCCGAAGCATATGATGATATCGTGGTGGATTCCGAAGCATATGATGATATCGTGGTGGATTCCGAAGCATATGATGATATCGTGGTGGATTCCGAAGCCTATGACCAAGTTATTCATGATGATGACGAAGGTAAATCAAACAAAAAAACGTCCACATTTTCAAATAATGTTACTAATATAATGAATAAAATGGATACTTCGGGGTTCAGTAAATCGTTTATTTTAAGTTTAATCCACGAACTTGGAAGTAAAGAAAT